GGTTTGGGTTAAATCCAAATCAGTAACTGAAGAATATCAAGGTGTATCGGTTATATGCACCGCTTTACAGGAATATTTTTTCTATGGTAAACAAGTTTTTGAAGAAAAGAGACCTATGTTATTAGGTTTAATTAAAAAACTTGGATGGGAAGATTATGTTAATCATGATACTTTCCCTACATATGATGATCTAGTAATGCGATATATGAAAAGTTCGAGTAAATGTTTTTCTTACGAAGAGTGTTTTGCTCCCCAAAGTGGATTGTGTTTATTTAATGAGGTACCAGAATATGAAAATATTATGTCGGTAGCTAAAGAACACAATAACGGTACACCGCCGGGGGATCCGTTTTTAAATGTACGTATAATCTGGATAATGCTATGTTGGTTTATCTTATACTGTAGAATATATTATGTGATCCTCTCACAGGGAATACTCATGATTATTGATAGATCAAAGTATATTAAAAACAAATTAATTAGAACGACAAAGGAAGTGGTCCTACTAGTTTTGCTAGTCCTTTGTTTCAATTTTATTGAAAAATGGATCCACTTGATTGTACTTATGTACATAGTCTTACAGACAAAGAGAAATTTTTATTTATTCTTAGACTCTCAAAATAAATGGAGTATATCGTCCTTACTCCATTGACAATTAAAGAATATCAAACTCACAAGTGAAGCACTTGTGTCCACACAGATACTTGAATATAATAGTACGTCCACATGTAACAACGTAATGTGGATATTCAAGTTGAGACTTATGATAGTAAGTTTACCTTCGGGTGGTAAAGGTGTGGGACTATTTGTTCATGACGTTATGGGAAATTTTCCTATTTTAAAGGTTTTAGCTGCATTTCCTAAAAATGCAGTATCATTTGTATTTAACAGCAATTGTTGTTATGATGAAGAAATAGTTTTAGAAGATTTTACTATAAATAATCTTCAACCTCAATCAGGAGTAGATGAATCACGTCCAATTACTGATGACACAACTGAGACACAGGTTAATGTTACTTTTAGTGACACAATTGATGAGGGTACTCTACTAAAGAATACTCAACCATATATGTATAGACCTACTTCGTCTGTTAATGCTGATATTTCAAAATTTTTGTGTCGACCAGTTTTAATACAGACTTATAATTGGCAAATAGGTAATTCTATAACATCGATTATCAGTCCATGGCACTTATTTTTTAATCATACATCCATTAAGAAGAAGATTGATAATTATGCCTTTATACGTTGTAATTTACATGTAAAAGTCATGATCAATGCATCTCCTTTTTTATATGGTGCTGTACAATGTTCATATGCTCCTTTACCTGAATATGGTTCAGCTCCTCATGCTGGTAGTGGTGATAGAAAGATACCCTATTCTCAAAGGCCACATGTTAATATATAC